ACGACGGGGAATTACTCATTCGTCGCACCGCTCCACAAGGGCGGCATAACCGCAGATGTCTACCACGCTGTCCCGATGTGTCGGGTCATTAGCAAGTCGTGCTGACTTGAGAAGAACCATCATTATGGCTACATCTTTATTGGTAAGGCGTCGATCCCCTACTGACTCCAGATAGGAGTTCCACATCCCTGCGATGCAGTCCAAGTTCTTAGATGGATGCCCGTAAGTCTTCTCACGGTCCCCATAGATGATGGTCTTGGCCTCGTCCAGTACCGAAGCCCTCTTTACTTTAGGCTCTACGTCCACTTCGTCCCAACCACTTAACAACTCTTCGACCCTATTAGCAGTCTCCATAACTCCTCCCATACCCAGACTCACAGTTAACTGGCAACCCCTCAGCCCAGTCGGGCACCCACCTCATGCACTTCTCAACGTATGCTTGTGCTTCCTCAGCCTCAGCTTCAGGTGCAATACAAGCGATAGCATCGTGAACAGTCATAACTACCTCATAACGCTTTGCTATAAGGATCATCTGTTCTCCGATTATACACCGAGCGATAGCTTGACAGACATTTTCTACTACTTTACCACCATAGATGCGGTTCCACCCATAGCGGCTTTTGTAGAGATATTCTTCCTTACCATCTGGGGTCAATTGTGTTTTTAGACCCCTGTATGGGAGCATCAACCCACTAGGCAACTCGATTGATCTGTACTTAGCCCTAACTTTAAGTACACCCTTTCTACCGAAATAAATTGAATCCCCTTTTACCATGTAATCAAGCACTTGTTGTGCTCTTGCCCACAACTCACCTATCTTAGGGTAGGTATCCCGGTACTTATGGATGATCGTAGCGGCCTCTCTTTTGGTCAGTGGAACCCCTTGCATATTAAGTGAACTACGAAACTTATCACTGCCCATCCCATAACCACATCCAAGAACGACAGTCTTTCCCATGAACCGTTCAGGTTTATTGATTTCCTCTTCTGGCTTGTTGTAGATAGCCGATGCCATAACCTTGTAAACATCTTTACCCTCTCTAAAAGAAGTTACCAAATCTTCCTGCTCAGCTAACCAAGCAAGAACCCGTGCTTCGATCTGTGAAGAGTCCGAGTCAATAACCACGTACCCTTCTGGTGCAAGGATTGCGTTCTTAATCTTTCCTGCGTTTTCCCCACGTGAGGGAAGGTTTTGAAAATTGATTTTGTCGGACCCTCCCCAACGCCCAGTGTGGGCGGCGTAGTAGAGGAGGGGAACTGGTATCTGGCCCCTTTCCGCAATCCCTAAGAACCTCTCGGTTCGAGTCTCCTCCAACGTAGACTTAACCCCAAGCCGAGCGGCAACGATAGCTTGCACCCGGAAGTCATCATGCTCCTGTAGTGCGATGAACTCTTTATCTGACTTGGCAAACGCATACGCTTCAGATCCTGTCTTAACGCTTATCTTAGTAGGTGGCATTACACCATAAGACTTTAGCAACTCAGCGAACTTCAAGTTACTCATCAAGTCTTCTACCATGTGACCGGATTCGGCGAGGAGCGTATCCTTCTTATGCCTGATGTCAACTAAGTGTGCTTCGAGCAACTCTTTATCAAGTTCAAGGCGGGGCCTGACAAACATCTTCAACGTAAGGTCGATCAACTGCATCTCTTTGACCGGGAACCCGCCACGCAACATCTTCATGAAGATCTCATGAGTAAGTTCAACGTCATTGATACAGTAGTCGCCATACTTATCTAGATCTTCTGGGGAGAACTCCTCTCGACGCCACCCACTAACGGCCTCCACCTCAGTGCCCTTGTGCCCTACCCCATAGAGTTCAGCCAACGCCTTAAGTGAAGAAGGGGAGTCAAACCCGTGGATAGCCTTAGCCATCAGCATAGTGTCTGCATACCGAGCAGCATGTACACCAAAGTGTTCTGACAAGATTAACCCATCGAACGCCGTGTTCTGGCATAGGAGCATAGAGTTCTTCCAATCATAGTTAGACTGCAAGTACTTCCTAAGCTGTTTATGAGAACCACTCGCCCACTCAGCCTCCCCATCGTTAATCTTCACACCTACCCCGATTACTTGGAACCGGGGGTCACGGACGTATGCCTCCGTGGTCATCTTCTTAAGAGTGAAGTCGGTCTTGTCGTAGTAGGTCTCCATATCCAAAATTATTATATCCACTATTCAGGATCTCCGATCATGATGATGCCCGGCCCAACACCCGGAGATGAGGGTACTACGGGAACAAGTTCAAGCGAAGGTCTGTATATAGGAGCAGGTTCCGGCACAGTCTCTCTATCGGTGTCTATCCGGGTGCCGGTCAAATATCCGTGCGTGTCATAGTACTGTGTTTGCGCCCCCCTCGTCTGGGAAAAGCCTTGGAGATATCCTTGCGTGTCATAGTAATTAGTTACAGGGAAAGCAAGGCCGGGAGCGCACAGAAGCGCCCCGATAATAATTTTGTTCATGTTAGTTCCTCAGTTCTTCGGTGAGTGCGTCGACGGATTTCTTGAGCGCCTTTATGCTGATGTTAAGGTCGTGCATGATCTGCCCTAAGATAACAAGCAATTGCTCATGTGTTATCTGATCTTCATCCATTAGCTAATCTCCTTTGGTTTCTCTTTATGACTTTCTCTACGCACTTGTAGCACCGCCAATGGTTCTTATTGCGACCAGAAAAAACCCCACCCTCTACGAATTTAAACATTCTGCAAGCGCTGCAAAATCTTTTATGCGTCGTTTGACAGTTCTCCATCTACCACCTCCTGTTCTGCAATTTCACTTTTAGTTTTTGGTGGTAAGTCTTTTATCTTACCGTCTTTGAGGTCTTCGATAAGCGTACTCAGCTTCATCTTTTCTGCTTTGTCGTGCCACTCATCTGAGTAATCCATAGCCTCGATGATCTTCATGTAGTACCGCTCTCGATCAAGCGGGTCTTTAACTGTATCTCGCACTATCCGGGCTAACTCACTAACGAACGCCATCTTCGTTACCAATCGGGTTGTCAGCTTGTTGTTCCTTTCACCTCTTACGTGTCTATCAACAACTACATTCATTGTTAGTACAGTTCCCATCAGCTTACCCACTCAATCAAAGTAGTGCATATGTAGGTGTTTACATTGCACTTGCCGTTGTTCTCGGCATCCGTCACGGTACTGTAAACCTTGTTACCAAACATGGGTTCGTTAGTCTTAGGATCTCGGTAGACGTTGACCCACCCCTCACAGAATTCATTCTCTATGTATAGGTCATACACATCAGTTTCCGAACATGCGATACCCCCAAGGGTCCACACCTGGATCTGCCCATCCACCGTACCAACTAACTTAAACTCTCCTTCGGCGTTGCCCATGTAGGTGAGGTCTTCAACTTCTTTACCATACCGCGTAACGATACGTGCGCCTTGCATTGCTTGGTCCAAATCAAAGTCTTTCATAATTGCATCTCCTGACTTATAGTTGCGGCGGCTTTAACTATTGCCCGCCTTGTGCTTGCTTCCATATCAATCGAATACGGCTCTTGAGTTGTTGCCCAATAAGTAACAGCAACTATTCTCTGATCAAATAAAATGTCCATCCCCAACTTAACCATCAACCTCAGAGCGTCACCATCATCAAGTAAAGGATTCCAGAAAGCCTTAGTCTCAGCGCACCACGGATAATACTGGTCGTCATCATAATGATCCTCTAATTTATACCCTGCCGCTTTTGCTGCTAGAGCAAGGAGTTCTTTGTCGTTCATACTTCCTCCTCCCAAGTGATGCGGATGCAGGTTATTTTTTCTTTCCCAATAATTCTTGCTTGATCGGCGCAATCCTTGACTGTGTGAACTGTCAACAAACTACCCTTGTAAACATTCACCCACCCCTCTTTCTTCACGCGCTTGGGTTTGATGCGGTAGTTCACAGTTTCGTACCAATCAGGATCATTGATATCTATCCAACTTCCTTTGTGTTCGTACTGTATCTCCTCACCATTTGCCCACGCGACGATCACATCGTAGTGTTTGTGTTTAGTTCTCATCTGTTTCCTCCAACGCTTTCAGCGCGTCTTCAGCCATAAGCGCCGTCCCGCCCAATGCTTCAAGTAATTTCGCGGTATGTTTCAACGCCTCCACTAACCCATCAACAAGGTCTGCTCGGATGTACTGTGTATCTATTTCGCTTTCTTTCTCATCCGTCGACCAATAGCTACTATCGCCACTGAGCCAAAAGCCATCATGAATCCAAATCTTCTTCGGTGCTTCGTTCATTTGTTCTTCTCCTCCAGCTTATCCTGAATCTCGTCAAACAATTTTCTTGTGTACCCACCTACTGCGTCTGAGTACGGCCCTACAATTTCTAGAATCTCCTCGTCGGTCAGACGAATGAAGGGAGCGACTGGCTGTGCATACTTAGAGTCAGCCTTTACTCCAAAATGTTGTTCAATCGCAATAGCACAGTTATCTCTGTCTGCCTTCATAGCGTAAATATCAAATTGGTCCCGACACACTTTGGCACACTCTCTTACAATCAACTCGGCAAACTTTTCATCTCTTACAATATGCCAATCTGGTCTTTGAAATTCTTTTGGTGTATTGAGATAGTCATCGGCATAATC